CAGGTGAAATGGTTCCAGCACCAAGAGAGTTCACAGCAACCTCATTGAGGATGCCACGCTCTTCTCTCATAGCTCTTTCTTGGTTTTCCAGGAGGACAGAGGTAACTGCTCTCTTATAGCGATCCTGAATAGCAGGAGCTTCGCCGTGATTGAGAACTGGTGACCACTTTTCCTGGAGATGTTCTGCGTTAAACATTTGTTTCTCCGTTTGTTTGAAAGTTAAGTGGATTGATAATATTTATAAAGATCACTTATTCCAGCGAGACATTGCCTGAAGATATACAGCCATTGCTGGTGAAATTTCTTCAGACTCAACTGGTGTTTCATCTGTAGCTTCTGACTTAGGAGCACCTTCCTTAGGGAAATATGACTCCTTGATAGTTGTGAGTTTCTTAGTGAATTCTTCTTCCGAAGTAAATTCAACTCCTTCAGCAAGTGAAGCTAACTTGTCTTTTTGTGTATCTACCAGACCTTCTGAAACTTGGTTCAGAATAACTTTTTTAGATGACTCATTAAGACGATTTTGAAGTTCAATATTGCGCTCAATCTGTTCGTTTAGGCGCTCCTCCATCTTACAAAGATCTTCAGTTATTCCTTCGACGACATCAACTTTTTCGTCGGGAATGGTAATATAGTGTTCCTCAAAGAGGTTTTTGAGACCAGCAATAAAATCTTCAGTGATCTCATTTCTTACTCCACGATCAATAGATACTTGATTTTCTTCAAGCCATCTATTGATAGCGTAGGTGAGGATGCCATGTACTTCCTCAGCAAGTTCGTTCTTAACAGCTTCAACTTGCTCAGAAACTTTAGTTTCAAACTGTTCTTCTAATTTATTCCACTCTTCAGACAGTTTTGATTTAACGGCAGCCTCAAAGATTGTAGTTGCTTTTTCTTTGAACTCTTCTGAAAGGTCTGTGCCTTCGGTTAGAGCAGCAACATCGGCAGACATATCAATTTCTTCAAACGAGGGTTTGATTGGATATGTTACATGTGGACCTTCGTGGGTTCCATAAGCGATCTGAGCACCAAACTTAGGAGCGGTGCCATTAGGAAGATCGGTGTTTGAAGCACCACGATTTGGTTCTCCAGAAATGCCAGCAGAAATAGGAGCAGCTGCTTTAGCGCCTGGGTTCTCATCGCCATCTTCATCATGCTCGTGTGGAGTAGTGGTTACACTATTAACCTCGGCAGGAGCTTTTTGACCAATAGCAATGGATGGTTGGAGAGGAGCAGCATGACCTGTAGCTCCTTCGCCAGCACTTGCTTTAGCGTTGACAGCTGTGTTGGATTGACCTGTAGCAGCTTGAGTTCCAGGAATAACAGAAGCAGTTACTGTGGGCATTGAATCGCCAGCCTCAGAAAGGATAGCGGAATGCTCACTTGCAAACTCCTCAAACTTTTCGTTTAGCATATCTGACATTTGAGTTTTCCCTCGTAAGTTCTAATGATTATTCTATGATTATTTATTAAATTACAGATTTGACAAGAAATTCTCAAAAACTTTGAGCGTTCTCTCTTCCATATTTTTGCGGGTTGCTTCTGAAATATATTTTTTATATTCAGAAACTTGGTACTCTTTTAAAATACCATTATCCCAAACCCATTCTTTTCCTTCCATGATACCTTGTACAAAAGCATCAGGAGCAGATGGATCTGCTACAATATCAGCAGCAGTAGCAAGCATGAAATCGTCACGTACATATTTCACACCATTTTGCTCTTCTAAGGAACCCATTCCTCTTGAAGATACACCAAGTTGAACTCCTTCATCTAAAAGATTCTTGGCAATCTTACCCATTGGTGTATCAAGAATTCTTGCTTTACCAATGAAATTATTTCCTTCTGCTCTTAGTGAAGTAATCTTGTGGGAAACTCTATCCAAATTTACAGTAGGTCCATCTGGATGACCAAGTTCTCCTAGAGCTCTTCCTGGTCTAATGTACTCTTCGTTATACCTTTCAACTTCACGACTGAGAACATTGAATGGATATACTCTTCCATTTCTATTCTTTAACTCTGCTTGAAGAAATACTCCTTCAATGTAGAGTTGCTTTTTTCCACCTTTCTCCTCAATGAGGATTTTTACATCTTCAATATTCTCTGTGATTAGTTTCATTGGTCTTCTAGAGTTGTGTCTGTTGGTTCATCAAAATAAGTTGAGGCAACAGTCTTTTTATACGTATCAATTGTTTCTGATGCTTTAGCAAATAAAATATCATTAATTTTATCTAAAGCATCGCCTCTCTTTTTGTCGGCAATCAAATTGACAACATCAAGAACTTCTGAATCTAGTGGTTGATCACTCATAACTTAACTCATTCTTATATTTTATTTAGTAGATTTTGTAGTTGGTCCAGATGCTTTCATTTTTTTCATCTCTCTATCTAGATTTGCATCGGCAGCTTCTTGATCTCTAGCAGCTGAATCTTGTGCTTGAATACCTTGAATTTCTGGAGCAAAAGCAGTATTTTGACGATCCATAGTATCAAACATATTTGTTTGAGTTGGATCAAGTGCCATACCAGAATCAATATCAGATTTCATCTGCTTGTTAATTTCCTTCATCTCTTTCTCAGTTTGCTGAAGAATTTGGCGACGAATATAATCTATAGAAAAATACTTACCAACATAAGGATCCATTTGAGTTACAAGATTAACTCTTTGTAACATCATTTCTTGTTCTTTTAATTCATTGAAATGATTGTCAAACAGGAAGTCATACTGAATATGCTCTTCCATGTCATCCCAATCTTCAGGAGCAATGACACCTTTTAGGATTAGTTGTGTCTTGAGAATATCGTGAAATAGTTCCCCAAATCTCTTACGGAGACGACCGATGAACTTAGCAAACTTGAGTTCATCCCTGAGAACCTCTGTGGTCTTGCCAAGATTAAACCCCTTGTTGTCATCCGTAAGGCGGGAAGGTGGTAGGTTGAGTGAGTTGTAAAGTTTCTTTTTGAAATACTCAACATCCTTGAGTTCACCAAGGTTTTGACCGCCTGGGAGTGTAGTGATCTCAGTTCCTCTACCACCTTCACGGCGAGGTAACCAGAAATCTTCAAGCATTGACATATGCTTTTTATCATCACGAATCTCTCCTGTACTAGCATCGTATACAAGTTTGTTTCTATAACGTGCCATCACGTCACGAAGATATTGTTCGGCTTTAATTTTTGGTAGATTTCCAACATCAATGTAGAATATTCTACGTTCTGGAGCACGAGACAATCTATAGATAACAAGCGAGTCCTCAATCATTCTTAATTGATTGAGAGATTTAATTGCTTTATGTAAGAAACTTAATGGAATTTTTTTATTCAAATCCATTAAACCAGAGGTAGAAGAAGCAATAGAATCCGATGCTATCTTTATGCCCTGGGAAGAAGCATAATCATATGAAGCAGAAACTGTAATATTATTGGCAAATCCTTTTGGATTGAAAATATAATAATCTACATAATCTCCCCAATCGTATTCTAATGCTGTACCTCTAGCTATTTGACTAGTTGATTCAGCACTTTTAATTTTTTGTCTTACCTTACGTAACTTGAGTGGATCAATGTAGCGTAACTCAAGTATACCTTTTTTGGGATTGTCTAAATCGATTACTTTGTGATAATATGTACGTCCATCAATGTACCAATTTCTAATAATTTGATGAGCGTTCTTATCAAAATTTAAAAGTCTTTTAATATAATTAAATTCATCTCTAATTTTATTTTTTACTCCAGCACTAACATCTAAGTTAGACAACTCAATTTCTACTGGAGAATCGTCGGCATCACTAACTACAAATTCATTAACAACTTCATCAATAGCAGAGTCACACTCTGGGTGTAACGCCATATCACGATATCTTCTAATTAATTCGTATTCGTTTTTTCCATTAGATCCGTCAACATCTACATACGTGCCAAAATAGCCACCTGCTACAGTGGCCATCGAATCATCTTGATTTGGGGGGATTGGGGACTGACCTTTCAATCCCCCCTTTTTGTTAATTAAAAAACCAAACAGTTGACTCATAGTATTGTGTAGATCTATTCTATAGATCTATTTATTTAATCAGTTTTCGATCAGTTTTGAAGTACCAGTTCTTCCGCTTGAACCACCTTCAATGTTACTTGAAGTAGGAGCTTGAACTAACCAGTATGAATATTGGAATTCAACTGAGAATTCTTCAACCTGATCATTGCTATCATAAGCAAGATCAATCTGAGAAACGTTAGTTGGGAAAGAGTGCTTGAGAATATATTCTCTTAGAACTTGACCACCGCTAGTATTAGCGTTCTTCTCTAACTGCTTAACTTTAACATCACACATGTAACCATCAGTCTGGTTAGGAACGAATAGAGGAGCGTAGTTACCTTCATGGGTATTCATCGCTTCCAACCACTGCTCAAAGTATGAACGTAGTTTCATATCCTTATCATTAAAAAATGTAGCAGTCCAAGTATCAAATGTTCTATCTCCAGCGATCTTTACTGTACGACCACGGAAAGGAACTTCAATTACACCTAGATTGGATGCTGGGAGAGCAGCAGACTTACAAAGAATATTTGTAAGATCCTTATCATTGTTGTCTGGTTGTCCACTAGCAAATCCAGTGCTAGGCCATTGAATATCAATGGAGAACATATTGGGCTTGACACCTTGCCCAATAGTAGTGATAAACTCGTTAATTTTAGTTGCCATCGTTTTTTACCTCTAGTTTGTTTGTGATATCAGGCACCGATAACTTCGCTAAACGATACACCAGTCTTAGTAGCTGTTAAAGTTACTGTGATGTAATTGATAGAACGGGTTGGTTTGATATAAATTTCAGCAACAAACTCGTTTCTATCAATAACTTCTGGAGTATTGTTAGTTTCATCACAAACCACGAGGAAGTCGGTAACTCCTCTTCTTGCTTGAACTTCACTCATATATGAGTTTAGAGCAGAAGCAAAACCAACTCTGGTTGTAGCATCGTTTTGCTCGAATAGAACTCCCTTAGCAAGTTCTTCAGCTCTCTTTTGAATATTGAGGAATAAACGACGAACGTTAATTCTATCAAAAGCAGAAGGAGAAGCAAGAGCAGTCTTATCACCGAATAGAATAACTCCAGATCCAGGGAAAGAAACAATAGGATTGATTCTTGCCTGGTAGAGTTCGTCTCTATCAGCTTGTGTTGGGTTGAATGCTAGTTTAACAGCATTTCTTAGACCACCACGATTTGTACCAGCAGGTGAATACCAATCATCAAGAGTGGCGGAAGTAGAAACACATAAACCAGCAACGTCTCCGTTACATGGAATCCAACGATACTTATCGTTGAAACGATCATACATGTACTTATAACCACTATCAAACACAGCGTATGAAGTTGAAGAAAGAGTATTAAAGAAGTTGATTGTATTTAACTTCTGTACACTTCTTGTCAACGCTCCACCTGAAGTAGCAATTTGATTACCTTTGTGTGGAGAAACAAAAGCAACACAGTCTTTTCTAGTTTGAGCAACCGCCACTACAGAAGCTGCTTTTAATTTTGTATCAGCTTCCGATGCCATCGAACCGCCCATTAGAACGAAATCAATTTCTGACTCTTCTGTTTCTAGGAAAAGATCATAGGCATCGCCAATTTCTCCAGAATCATAAGCATAATCATCGGCACCATCTGCTAACGCTGTCGAAGTAGCTAGGGCAAGACGGAAAAGATCTCCTGAATTTAAATCACCAGAATCTTGTGCCCATGCTACGCCAGCAGCAGTCGAAAGTGGAGCATACCCACCGACGATGGTAGCGCCAGTGTAGATGTAAGCAGAAGACTCGTTGATTGCTGTCTTATAGTATGAAATTTGATTCTCTGTTCCTTTACCATCTTCTAACTTCGAGAGGTAAGTTAAACGCTCGATGATTGTTCCAGCAGTTCCCGAAATGTTTCCAGTGCTATCTACAACGGCAACGTGTAGTTCGTCATACTTAATACCTCTATCAGCAGCATACTGTGAAGTTCCAGGACGAGGACCGATTGAAGAAAGAGCAATACCATCTACTGAAGTGTTACTCCACCAATCTTTTGCTTCGGTAATAGCAACGTCGGTAGCACCATTTTCAAGAGTGTTTGCTGTTGAGATTAAAACGGAAGGATCGTCTAAAACAACAACTAGCACTCTAGAAGTGGCATCATAAGAGATGACTTCGGCAGTTTTAGTAGTAGCTCCAACATTAAAAGTAACAGCGCCACCAGCAGTAGGAGCTACTGCTGGAGCAGAAGCAAGGGTGATGATTTGGTCGGCACCTCTATCAGCAACAATAACTTTTAGCGAGTTGCCCCAAGCACCAGGATTCTTAGCAACAAAAGTTTCTCCAGCACCTAGACCAGCATCCCAGTCGGCGGCGTTTTTTACATTTAAAGCACTATTGTTACCACTATTTGCTGAATTAGTACCAGTTTCCACACGAACTAAGGCAAGTCTACCGCCATAGTTTAAAAATTCTGAAGCTACAAACCAATCCTCAGCATTATCATTATTTGGTTTGCCGAAAATATCTAGTAGTTCTCTTTGTGTACTGATATTTACAATCTGTCCAACGGGACCTTTCTGAAAGGTTGAAGCAAAAGCACCGACAATTGCTTGTGCATTTGTTACAACGGCATTAGAGAGGTCACGTTCCTTGATTACAATACCAGGCGAGATTTGACTTGCCATGTTTTTCTCCTGTAGGTATCCAGATTAAATCTAGAATTATTTATTATTTTCTCTATTTCAAGTGGGGAAATGAAACACGAACACTCACCAGTCTGGATATTCCCACAAAACATCTTGTTTTTTCTTTTTTCTAGATTCAACAATTCGTTTTACTGTACATACTTTACACTCATATGAATATGCCGAAAGTACAGTAGGTCTATTTTTTCTTGTTAAATAAAAATCATCCAACAAACTTTTAGTTTTACCACATTTTCTACATTGTCTTTCCTTAAAGATCAAATAATCTAATGAAAACTGATCTGCTAAGTCCATTAGTAGTTCCACATATAAGATACGTCTTCTTGAGTATTACCATATTCCCACAAAGACCCATCCTCTACGAAACCTTCGTCTCCTTCTAAACCAGTAGTAATAAATCCAAAAGGAGCCATATCTTGTTCAATTTGATTTTTCTGTTCATCATATATTCTCTTACGGACATCATTATCCGTCATTTCTTTGAAGTAATCTTGCTGGACCAACCAAGCAAAGATAACCATACACATTACTAAGTCATCATGGAATCCTTCATCTGCTTCAAAGGATTGCTTTTTCTGGATGAATGTAGTAAGCTCATTGATAATATCGTAATCATTAAAAATTAACTTATCATCTTCTACAATACTTTTTAAGTTGGCACAACCTACCTTCTTGACTGTTATACTCATCTTAACTCCAAGTTGAGTTTTAGTACCAGAGAATCCATGCCCCACAATCTGCCCAGCACGACCTCTCATAGCACACATGAGCACATTAGGATACTCAAGATCGTAATTCAAAATAGAAGCTACCTGATCACCGATATCGTTTACTTCACATAATACCCAAGCATTATTATATGCTCTAGCAAGATCGTTTATAATATTTGGAAACAGCATAGGTTTAACTTCATTGTTCCTATATTTTCCTACTATCCTATATGGAACTGTTGTTATATCAAATATAATGAAAGCAGAATAGTCTCCACCAATTCCACGACTTACGTCAACCGTCATCAAATATTCGGATCTTTCTTTTGGTTGTTCGTAAATATCTAATCCTTTATTGGAGCTTATTGGATCTTCAAATGTCAATGCTCTTAACTTAGGAGCAGAAATTAAAGTATCAACAGATCCTAAAAATTCACATTCGAATTCTTGAGTAAACTGTCTTTCTGATGTGTTCTTGATAGTTTCTTCTTTCCACTTAGCATCCCTACCTGGAACCTGAGACCAGTGTACTTCGTGGAAAGTATATCCATTCTTCCCATTAACAGCATCAGTCCACATCTTATAGAAGTGGTTCATGCCCTGGGGCGTTGAAATGATTATAACTTTTGTACTTTTACCTGATGTAATTGTAGGATAAACAGAAGCAAAAAATGAATCAGCAATGTGGTTTGGAACGAAAGCAAATTCGTCCAAGAAGATAATGTTGAATGACATTCCTCGAACAGCAGATGCTGATGTCGAAGCAGCAAGGATCTTTGATCCATTCTCTAATTCAATATTACCTTTGTTCCACACAACAACACCTTGCTGAATCCATTTAGGCAAGTTTTCGTATGCTGTTGCTAATCTAGCAAGAAGATCTCTAGCTGTAGATGCTTTGTTTGCTAGAATTCCAATATTGACATTATCATTGAATAGAATATAATGTAAAAGATATGAAACCACAGTAGTGGATTTGCCAGTCTGTCTAGGAAGTTTAGCAATGTTAAATCTATTTTGGTGGAACTTCATAATAAGTTCTTCCTGGAAGTCCCACATTTTAAACGGAACTAGACCTTCATCAAGAGAAACAATCTTGACGTAGTGTTTTGTGAAATAAACAGGGTCGTTCTTACACTTAATATATTCTTCTACCTGTTCTTTTGTGAAATCAATAGCAACGTTTGCTTTTTTAAGCAGCGGATTGCCAAGATATACATCATCTTGTCTAGCCATTAATTGTTTAAATCACTACAAAATATTTAGATATCGTTCTTGCCCATGTTATTTTGTAGATCTTCAAATCTTTTTTCCCACGTATCTCCACCATCTTTTCCTTTACATGGATTAATACAGGAATCATCTCCAAATTTATTACAAACTAGACCTGCTAAATCTAATTCATTGCCCTTCTTATTTGTGCCAGCCCAGAAGTGTTGACCCCCAATCCAGCAAGCCCCACATTTAGGGCAGATTTTAGTATCCATTTAGTCTTACCTTGATACGGTAATGATATTATATATCAAAATTAGAGAATGTAAAGTAACAAATTATATACTTTTGTTAGCAGTTCCAGGCTCTTAGTGATTTATTAATTCTACTATCTGGATCTCTGGCAGTTTTTTTAGATGTCAGCTTTGCTTTCATTCCTTTCATTCTGGCACAGAATGATTTTCTACGAGGATTTCCTTTTTCTTTTGATGGCGCTTTCAAATCACTGCCTGGATTTTCACGTTCATATGATTTACGACCCTTTTCATTAAGACCACCGTTTTTGTTTTGACCTGCTTTTTTGGTCCAAGTAGATTCATCTAGTTCTAATTCTTCATTTACACTTTTCATATAATCAGATGCTGTTTGAATGTAATCAAAAGCAAGTGTTATTTTAGACTGTACCCATTCTGGAAGATTATCATCTGGTTTTAGCATATCATGAAGTTCCTGAGCATTTCTAATGACTCCTTTTAATTGAGTCTTTGCCATGTCACCTTCATAATCATATTCTCCTTTGTCATAAGATTCCATCTTTACTGACTTAACTGGAACAGCAAAACGATCCCATGCTTTCTCGCCATAAGAGCACTCACTTCTTGTTTCTGGTTTTTGGCAAAGCTTACAAAAACGCTTTTCTTCCTTTTCTTTTTTCTTTGCTTCTTCGGCAAGTTGTTTGATCTCTTTGTAGTTTTTCATCTTACTGCTCTGTTAGTAGTAATAGATCGAATGCTGCTGTATAGCGTCCGTTGTTTGATCTGGTTGTTATTCTCACATCAATATCAGATTTCTCTGGGATACGAATGGGGAAAGCAAACTCATAATCATATTCCCCACTACCAGTAACTTCAAATGAATGACCGATCCTAAATGCTGTTTGACCGAAGTATCTAACAAACATGTGTCCGCTACCATCAGCACCTGATTGGGCGGTACAAACTCCCTTATAAAGATATCCAGTTTTATTAGCAGGGATTGTGTAGATTGCCATAAGAGTTTGACCCTTACTAGCAGTAATTCTCAAGACATCAGATCCATTCTTGGTAAAATTTACATCACCAACATTATTAGTGCCAGTTGAAATGTATGCTCTAAACACACGACGGAAGGAAACTGTGCCTGCTACAGTTGCTGTACTGGATAATGTAAAAGTATCAGATACTTCGTTAAAGTCATTATCCAATCCAAGAACTGTCACAATCTTACCGTTGTCTGAAGCATTAGCAATAGAAGCAGTAATTACTCCAGCAGTATCAAAAGCACTCCAAGGATAAACGGTATCGTTCTTATCCCAGATAGTTCCTGTGGCGCTTTGTGACATCGCTGGCACAGCACCAAACTTATGAACTGGTGTAGCACCACGGACTTTGCCCATGGAGACATTCAATTTAAAATTATCGTCCCAGTTAAATTGTGCCATTATCCTAAGTAAGCGACTTTAGTAGCTGTGACATTTGATGTACTGTCAACAGTAATTTGTTGTTGGGGTTCTTTATGAATAATAAGAGGAATACCAACAGTCAAAGCAAAACTACCAACTACCGTAGTACCATCTTCTTCGTAAACAGAAACAGTTCTGGTAGAAGCAGAACCTGTTAAATCTGAATGTGTATTGTATAGATACACATCAGATGCTTTGGTTACATCTGTTTTTGAAGCAGAGCTTAATATTTCTGCCTCATCTAAAATTTTGATTCTCATCTTATTAGACTTTTATTGATTATTTATCTTCAGCGTCACCTTTGCCCATCTCCTTTATCATCTTTTGGAGATCAGCAGTAGATCCAACAAACAAAGAATTGTTAACAGTAGTTGGTCCAGTCTTAGTTGGAGCATCTAAATCTTTCATTTTTTTCTGAAGATCTATAAGTTTATCTGCTACATCAGCAACTTGCTTCATGGCATTCACTGCTACTTCATATGCTCTAGGGTGCCCAGATTCCTGAGCAACTTCCAATGCTCCGTTGAAAGCTTCTTGACCTTTTTCTATTAGATCATATAGTTGACCCCTAGTATATTCGTAGTCACTATCTTGATCGTTCTTTTCTTCTCTTTTCTTTTTAATAAGAGGTGGTTTTTCAACATCTGTCGCTGAAACATCAATATCAAATATTTGTTCCATATTCTTTTCAAATTCGCTCATAGTAGAGTAATACCTTCATTGAATCCAAAGTCATCAGTTGACATTACAAGTTCATCATCGGCAGCGTTGATAACGCCATCACTGTTGTTATCTTCAAGTGCTTTAGGAGAATATGTATATTCAGCAGTTCTCTTGCTTGCTGCCAAATCTCCGTATGTTTCGTAAATAATAGCTTTTCTAATAATACCAGTATTAGTGAATGGACCGTAGATATAAGACCTAGCTGTGAAGTTAAGTGTCCAAAGAATACTTCTTCTCTGGAGATAATCATCTTCCCAATCGTCTTCGTAATTGACATTATTTAAAACAATAGCAATATCTTTCTTCTCATCCATATCTGGAATCATGTTGAGAGTGATATTGAAATTTGGTTGGAAGTATGGTAGTATCTGTTCTAGGATTTGTAACCCATCATCTTGACTCTTGGCAATAATTCCCAACTCGAATTCCATATTGTATGGAACAGGGACATACTGAACTCTTAGTTCTTCGCCGTTGTCTCCAACTGTGTTTTTGAATTTTTGGACGGGACTAGTTTTTCTAGAAGAATCATATGATATACCAGTCATTTCAAAATACAAACGTGGTAAAGTGATTGCCACTTTTCTACCAACATCTGGATTTTGCTCTAAGCGAGCAAGAAACTTTTGCTTTGGACCATATGCTAATGGAACTTTTTCCACTTCCAAAATATCGCCGCTTTGTGGATCTTTTTTATGTAACTCTATATTATTAAATAGAGTTCCAAATCCAACAACAGTTTTACGAATAGCTTCGTTATAAAAATGTGATCCTAACATTAGATACTACCTGTAAAATTACCATACTCACCAAAAGGATTCTTTTCTCCCCAATCAATAATATTATCTGCCTCGTCTTCAATCTCTCTATTTTGGTCGTAGAGACTGTTTGAATTATTTAGAGTATCAAATGATCCAATTGACCATACAGCGGCACTGTCGTCGCCTGTGAGCGCCTCTCCTGTAATGAACGTTCCGTCTCTATTGATTACCTGAAGTAATCTTGTTGATGGATTCCAAGATATGACAGTAGCAACTGTTCCTGTGGTAGATCCAGTAACTATTTCTCCCTCATCAAAATTTCCAGTTCCGCCAATAGACATAATCAATGACATAGAAGAAGAGAATAGAGTTTCTATCTCATCTATTTCTGGAACACCAGTATCAATAAGATCATTGCCAACTTCATAAATTTCGGCAGTTAGAATGAAGAATTGAATTTTACCAAACTGATAGAATGGTGTCTCTCTTTCTACAAATTTTATTTCATAGATATCTGTTGTGAGAGGAAAATACAAAAGATCCCCTTCATTTGGTCTACCAGGAACAGTCAAAGATGGACTATATTGAATTTCTGATTGTTCCCATCTTCTAGTAGAAACAATGAATTTAACTTCATCGGTAATACGAATACCAAATTTACTGATAAATTCCGATTGCTCTCCAAAACCCTCTACGTTTTGTAGAAGCATTTCTACTTGAAACTGTTCTTGATACTTGGAATAAATGATATCATCCAGTGTATTATCTTTAAGAATAGTTCTTGGTAGATAATAAATATCTGTTCCAAACAGCTTGATCTGTTCGTCAGCAAGATCTTGTGCCAGGTTTTGTTCTCCTGGATGACCTTGATAGTAGGTAGGAAAATAAGGACTGGTAGGCATCTTATCCGATCATATCCATTGGTGGTAATGAATAAGTATTCAGCATATCAGATTCTAATTGCTGAACTTCATTATTTCCATCTTCCCAGATTTGACGACCGTTTAAAGTTATACCACCAGGAAGTTGAACGTTATTATACTTAATAAGATTTGCTCCCCACTGTCTTTTCATCAAAGCGGTAGCATATCTTTTTAAAAAACTATCGTTATAAACTTGTGAATACTCTGCTGGATTTACCGCTCTCCAACAATCTATCAAAATATAATTGCCAGGAACAATACGAGAAGGATCAATATCGATATACAAACGATCTTGTCTTTTTGTAAATCTAAATTCTACCAAAGCTCCACTATTAACAATCATGTCTAAAGTTTCAAAGTACTGACGAATCATATAATAATTAGACATATCAAAATTTCCAAAAGCAAATCCTGATGAGAATGAAAAAATATCCATCAAAAAATATTGGTTGCTTAAACCAAATAAATCATTTCTAATCCAATTGGAAGAAACTCCAAATACTTTTTGAATACCAAAAACGTGATCGGGAACTTGAATATAATTATTTCTATTTTCCCATTCATCGCTGTTGGGAGATACAGTTGTTACATCCGATGTGGTAAATCTAATCTCATCATCAGTAGTTATTTGATGTTTTAAATACATCCTTTCTAAACCATCAAAATGATGCTCATTGTAGTATTGAATTGCATCGTCAATAATATCACTTACCTGAGCATCATCGATATTAATCTGTAGAACAGGAGCACCTAATTGTCTTTTACAATAGTCAATTAATTCCTGTCTTGTAGATGGCTGTGCCATTTATCTAGATACAAAAAAATCCCTACTTCTATTTAGGAAGTAGGGATCTGATCATTCTTCAGTTTTTTCTTCTTCCTCAGGAGGGTTGAGAAGTGCTAAAGTCTCTAGTCCTCCTTGAAGTTTCAAGCGATATTCTTTTGCTTTTGCTAGGTTTTCTTCTAGTTCGGCAATCTGCTTATCTGCTGTAAAAAGTTGCTCTTCGAAATTCTTTTTGAGTTGTTCAGTGTCCATAATCGTTTATATAAAAAAATAATGTAACTGTATTATTTAGTATTCAATATAAACGTATCCATCTCCACCACCGAGAGCAGCCCCAACAGTAGTAGTGTTTAGTCCACCAAATCCAACATTTGATGGAGTTGATGGATATTTATCAGCAACTGTATTTCCACCAGGAGCTCTGCCAGATCCATTAACACTAGTTCCAGCAGTTACTGGAACTCCAGAAATTTGTGAAGGTTGAGTTGGTAAAAGGTTACTTCCACCATTACCACCAACACCAGAACCTGCGTTTTGTGACGAACCAGATCCTCCGCCGCCGCCGCCACCGCCGCCGTTGCTTCCGTTACCACCTTCGCCAGCAGTAGTACCTGGACCTAATCCACCCGCCGCATTTCCAGCACCTCCAGCTCCCCCAGCACCTCCACTAGAAGCAGGATATCCAGGACCACCACCACCGCCGCCTCCAGCAGCAGTAGCCACAAATGTTGTTCCTCTTAGAATTGATGTGGCACCTCCACCTGGAGCTCCAAATGATCCGTTAGCACCTCCTCCATCACCAATACCACCAGCACCACCACCACCAAAAGCAGTTGATGATCTATTTCCAGCATCTGTAGCTCCAGCACTTACTTGACTAATTGGAACACTCTGTCCTATTCTAATTGTTAATGTTTCTCCAGGAGTTGTTTGTATAACGGCACCTAATAAAGCACCAGCTCCACCACCAGCACCTCCAGCTAAACCAGCACTACTCTGTCCACCAGCAGTTCCGCCAGCACCCCACATCCAAACTTTAATAGCAACAATACCGTCTGGGACTACCCACGTTTGATCAATTCCAGTAGATGTGAATGTTTTATTTCCAGTTGTAAAGAATGTTATAACTTCTTCAAAGTTACCACCAAGGGATTTCCACGCCGTTCCGTTATAAACTTCAACTCCTTTATCCTCATTGAAAATCATCAGTCCAGTCTCTGGATTTGGTCTGGAAACACTAGAAACAGTTGGAAGTTTTATAGTTCCACCAGATGAAATAGATAAATTTGATACGTTTAATCTAGAAGCCATTTTAATTTATTAAATTAACGTGATTTTGATGTATCCAGCAGCATCGTTGAAGCTATTTATATTTGTGATAGTAGATCCAGAAAAAGTTGTAGAACCTTCATAACTACCATTACTAGTTGCTGGATTTGAAACACTATTAGTGGTGGTGATAAACGATCCCCCTCCAGTACCAGTAAGAATGTTACCACCTAGAGAAGTTTGTCCTCCCATACCTCCAGTATATCCTCCTCCTCCACCAGAAGAGTTGTTACCTGAGTGACCTCCACCACCGCCACCAAATCCACCTTGAGCTGTAGTTCCAGTAGCATTACCACCAATGGCGTAGTGAGTTCCACCAATACCGCCAAATGCTGTGTAATCTTGTCCACAAAAACCAGCGCCATGAGTATACTGTTGTGCTTGGTTTCCTGCTCCAGACTGAGCAGAATCTCCAATAGTTCTTGAAGGATAGACACCACCAGAAGTGAAGAATCCTCCTCCGCCGCCACCATGGTAACCATGTCCGCCTTGACCATCAGAAGGATTTACTCCTTCTGCAGCAGGATTATAACTTACGAGAGCTCCACCACTACCATTACCAGCAAATGTCCATCTAGGCACTCTTCTGGTTTGACCATCCATAACTGCTTGTGGTGGCCAGATAGCGTAAATACCAGCACCCCCACCAGCAACTATAATTGGTGTATTTGTTCCATAAAGAGCTACAAATGATCCTCCCCCAGATCCAGCATAAGAAGTTCCCGATGATCCACTTCCATTTCCAGGAACTTGCCCAACAACCATTTCAAGAGTGGTATTTGCTGTAAAAGAAAATCTTGCTCTAATAATAACTCCTCTACCTCTACCAGAAGTTGGGTTGCTTGAGTTATCTCCTCTAGCTCCAGCAACTTCAATTTCGTATATACCAGTCTTTGGAATTTTAAATACTTGATATCCCTGGGATCTTCCTTCAAAAAAATAATCTGAATTTTGTGCCCAAGTAGCAGTACTATATGATGTTCTTAAAGTTGAAATAGTTGGTCCGAATCTACCAGATGTTCCACCTGTAGTAAATGTGTGAGTAGTAAATGGAAATAGTGCTCCACCACCAATTGCTTTCCAATCATCCCCATTAAAAACTTCCAAAGCATTAGAATTGGAATTAAAAATAATTAATCCAACATCTGGATTTGCTGGTCTGGTTGCCGTTGTATATGATGGAATAGTTAATTTTTCGCTCAAAAGCAATTTATCTACATT